ACGCAGGAACATAGCGCTCCCCTTGGCTCGACGGCTTAAAACGTGCATTTAATGAGTATTCTGTGGCGCGATCTCGCAGCTCACTGATACGCTCAACCGCTCTGCGGCTTAGTTCTTCTGCGCTCAATTACTTTCTCCGGTAATTTTTTGTTGCAGAGGTTAAGTCTTTGCCCACCTTCTGCGAATATTTAGTTGTGCGCGACCGTACTGTTAAGGCACGGTCGCGTTCTCTTTATTACTTACCGCGTATCTTATTCATGGCACTGGTTATTATACCTTCAGAAGACATGCCTTTACGAACCTTAGCAGCACCGCCAGCAGCGCGCTTGACCGCAGTCATTTTTTCCTTAAGATAAGAAAGTTTCTTTGGTCGTGGCGGCATTTTTGGCGGTCGTGGCGGCGGTGGCGCTTCAAGCGTGACCACTGGCTTTGGCGCTTCAACTACTCGCCCTCGTGCGGCTATTTCGGCTCGCTTTTCGGCGTCAACTTCTGCTTGTTTGCGATATGCTCCGTCAAGACGCGCTTGGCGCTGTTCAGGAGTTTCACCGGGTACAGGAGGTACTGGACTAGCCATAGTTAATCACCTTTCTTACTTGCCGCGAATTTTATTCATGGCATTCGTGATTACACCTTCAGAGGTCATCATGCCCTTACGAACCTTAGCAGCACCGCCAGCAGCGCGCCTGATTGGAACCATTTTTGGATTACGATCAGGTGTGCGTGTTGGCGGTTGTGGTGGCAGCGGCTTACCTTTTGGTTGGGGCTTTGGCGTGGGTAGTTCTACGCCCTTTGGTGGGGGCTTTAGCGTGGGTAGTCCTACGCCCTTTGGTTTGGGCTTTGGCGTGGGTAGTTCTGTACCCGGCATAGGCCCTTTTTTGCCATAATTTTCTTCGTTAAATTTGCCTATCCTAGCCAACATAGCCTGCCATTCTGCGTCGGTTTCATTTGTTCTTATTGGTAGTGAACTCATGACAATTACCTTTCTTACTTGCCACGAACTTTGTTCATGGCGTCAACAATTTTACCTTCAGGTGTCATCATGCCCTTGCGAACTTTACCAGCGCCACCCTGAGCTTTCTTAACAGGCTTCTTCATGCCCTTCATAGGCGAACCAATAGCGATCATGACAGCGAGGCCGTCTTTCTTAGCTTTACCGCCCTTTTTCATGCCGCCCATTTCAGTGGCCAGCTTCTTGGCAGTGTCAGCGGATGTCTGAACGTCGCCACCTTTTTTAAACCGCAGAGTACCCTTAACCCCAACCCCCTTTGGCGCAGCTGTGCCAGAAATCCTACCTAGATCAGATGAGGGTTGGCGCATCATAGTCGGGCTTAGTCGGAAGCCGCCCCCACCACTGGGGACACCGCCACCGCTGCCGGACAAAAGGTCGTAATTTAAATTTTGTATAGGTTCAGAACCCATACCCGAAGAGCTTTTAGTAGCCCCAGTACCTTGTTTATATTTCGCAATCTTCCCGCCATCCTTATAGCGCGGGCCCTCAGAGCGCATCGCACGGCCAAGTGTATCAGCTTCGCTCTGCGTGACCTTGGCCTTAGCTAGGCTCTCGCGGCGCTTGCGCTCAGCTTCACGCTCAGCAGCAGTCGGCTGGGGAGGAGTCGGCTTTTTCACAGATCCACCAACCTTATAGGTCGGGATAGGACGGGCGTTCGCACGCTCCTGAAGCGCCTTTGCGCCATTCGGTTGATTAGGCATGGGCTCAGGATTTGCTGGGCCGAAAATTGCACGAGCTTTAGCCCGCATGTCAGTCATTTTCATTGGTAACCTCCATTATTACGCAGGGCCTCGGACTGCATCTTCATTGCTGCAATCCGTTCTCGTGAAGCCCGGTCTTCCGCGTCAGTCTGGGCTTCTAATTGCGCCTTTGCCATATCGACTTGGGCGTCAAGTTTACTATCAGCATCGCGCTGCTGAACCTTCATCTGCTCCACCTGAAGCATAGGATCTGGGCCCGGAGGCTGAGCCTTATAGGATGGCGCAAGCTGCTGCATGGCCTGTGCAACCATAGCCGCAAGCTGGTTCTCGATCTCTGGTGGCAACGGCTCACCCGGAGGCGGTAACGGCTGGCCAATGATCTGCTCAACCTGCACGCGCATTTTCAGAGCCAAATGCTCATTGATGTGGGCCTGCAGCGCTGGGTTCTCTTCAGCAATCGGTGCGTGTGCTGCGATGTGTGCATCGTGATCCTGATACGCGCCAGCAACCAATGGCTTGCCTGTAAGCGCGTTCTGGTTCTCAGACAGCGGATCCAGTGGCCTTGGCTTGGCCTGCTCAGGCAACAGCAGTAATTCGATCTTTTCTTCAGCGATGCCCATCTCGACATACATCTGACGATAGGCTTCGCGCAGATTGTGCTGGTCAGGCTGCTGTGTCGCAAACCGCAACAGAGCTTCTGCCCGCATCATACGCTGTGCCGACGACGAAATGTTTGGATCGCTTACTGGAATGACATCGATGTTGTTCGAGAAGTCTTCCCGCATAATCGCCGACATCCCGCCGCGAACTGGGAATGGATACGGTTCGTCTGGCAGATACTTGCCAAACAAATTCGCAATCATCTTCAGCTCTCGATTGAATGCCTTGTGCGCCCTCTTGAGGGTCGCTGACTGGAGTCGGGTTGCCGCTTCCATAAGAGCCACAGTCGTTCCAACTGGGGCATCCTGTCTGCCTTCGCCCACGGCAATCTCCGCCGTGTTTGCAAGATTCCGCGCACTCTCATACGTTTCCTTCAGTAGCGCCAGAGAAACCTGCGAAGGTTCCTTATACGGCATTGTCATGATTGCGTTCTGAATCGGCATCCCGCCCGTGTCAATTTCACGGAACTCAGTCGGGCCAATTCCAATGTTGTTATCGTCCAGACGCATACCCTTAACGCGCAAGCCGCCGGGGAAGTTATTCAGCGTCGCAGCGTCAATCAGCTGGCGGCGGATCGATGTCGCCGTCTTAGCCGAGTTACCCAACAAGTGTGCATAGCCAAGCCCGTAGAAGCCAACACCGGGCATCAGCTTATAGTGAACAAACGAACTCTGACGCTGGAACGTGGGATCTTCTTCCTCATAGTTCCGATAGATCGACAGAACCTTACGGCTGCCCTCTTCAATCGTCACGATATACGGCAGAGGAATGCCATCCTCATTCTCATAGCCTTCGAGATTCAGGTCAGCATAAACCTCGTAGATCTTATATTCTTCTGTGCCTTCAGCGCCCGGCTCAACGCCCTGAACACCGTCAACCTGCGCCTGTATCGGCGTCTGATCCGTATCATCCGGCTGCGGATCACCAACCTTTATGTCGCGATATACACCAGCCAGCTGCGCCAAACGGAAATTCCGGCGCGTCATCGGCGTTATGTGGCAATAGCGCGGGCTTGTTTCTAAATCCGTCGTGCCATACGCAACAATAAAGTTATCCGGCAAAACAAAACGGCTTACCGGGCGTCCCAGCAGCCGATCCTGATATACTTTCTTAAACGTCGAGCCCACCAGCGCCAGCCAGAACAGCATCTGATCGAACTCTTCATAGAACTCAGGCGCCAATTCCGTAAGGTAAAGGTTCATGAAATCCTTAACCCGCGACGCCTGCGCCTCAAGCTGCTCGTTCGCAACGCCAATGACCTGCGTCTTCACAGGGCCAGCTGCCGGCAGCAACTCGCCACAGGCCACAGCCTGCCAACGCACAACAGCTTCTGCCAAGAGTGGATCGTAAACACCACACGCGCCCTTGAACGGCGTCTGACGGTCTTCGATCTTCAGGCCCATTAGCTTGATGCCCTCAGACATCGTGGTTTCCCACTCAGCGCGGCTCTGCTTATCTTCCTCAACACCACTGAGCAACATCTCGCCAACGCCGTTCAGAGCCATGTCGTCCATGTACAACGCTAGGTTCGAATCGTGCGTGCTTTCTTCTTCATCGTCTTCCGATGGTTCAAAATTAATATCAACGCCGCCATCATCCAATTCGGTGATCTCAGCGCCATCGACCATCTCAGGTCCACCCATTTCAATTTCGTATTCTGCATCGCCCTCAGGCATGTCAACGTCAACACCACCAATTCCCTCGAACTGGGGGCGAAGCGTGTCTGCGATAGTCATTGGTTTACGGGCCATTATGCCTCCTATCAATAAAACGATGCGCGTTCAAGCGGTACGTCGTATACCTCTTCATACGGATTATCCGTATTGTGAACCCAGCCAGACTGCTTAATCCGCAAGAACGCCATTGTCATCGTATCAACCCAGTCCCTCGAATCAGCAGCAGGAAACTGCACGCACTGTTCCATAAAGTCACGCGCCCACGGCCTCAACTCATCATATGACGGCTTCATTGCCGGTAGCCACACCCTACCATTTTCAATCAAGTCCGTCACCAATCGAACACGCGCTATCTTATCACCAAACTTATCAGGATTAAATGGCGTTGCAACAATTCCTGCACGACCCAGATCGTGTATCAGCATCTGGCCGTTCGCCTTCGCCTCAACCAGCACCGTATCCGGCTGTCTGTTCTTCGATACCTTAATCGGCACGCGATAGTTATCGTCACGGTAATCAATCGCCATCCGCTGCACCATGCGCCGCAATACCGGCCACTCCGCACGGTCGCGCCACACCGACAACAGGATCAGGTTCGGTATATCATTCTCATCGTCGAACACGCCCCATGTCGTGGACGCGCTAAACGCCGATGTCTTGTTCGCCGTCAGCGCCGTATCCCACGCCTGTATGACGTACTTCACCTCAGGCGGATCAGCGGACTTCCACCACTTAAACCACGTCTGATCGATGATACCACCAGCATCCACAACCGGATTCTGCTGATACAGCGACGACCAGATACGGCTCGTCGTGGAAGGCTGGCGGCGGATCTTCTCCAGTTCCTCTTTCGGAAACTGTTCCGGCCACAGTGCATCTCCGGGCTCTCGCCCCAAAATGTCGTTATCCACCGCCAGCGCGGGCAAAATCACCCGCTCCCACTTCTCGCCTTCACCATCCCGTTCGCCCTGATCCAAGCGACCCATGTGGTCCCCCAGATGCCAGCGCGTTCCTATCAGGATGATGGGCGTATCCTTGTTCTTACGGCGCGTGAAAAAATCCGCACCGTACCAAGCCCATAATTTATTCCGCTCACTGTCCGACTCAGCCGCCTGAATACCCGACAGCAAATCGTCCCCAATCAATATATCCCCACGCCGGCCCGTCACGTTCGCACCAACAGCCGTCGCGTGATAACCACCAGCCTGCGTCGTCATCCACTCGCCAGCCGCCGTCTTGTCCGCACTAATCCCCACCCCCGGAAATAGCCGCCTGTGTTCGTCGCCCTTGATGACGTTCCGAACCTTCAGACCAAACGAATCCGACAGCTCCTGCTTGTGCGTCGCAAAAATCACGTTCTTCGTCGGGTTCTTCGACAGATAATAGGCCGGGAAGTAATGCGACGCAGCAAACGACTTACCATGCCCCGGTGGCATCGAGATCATCAGCCGCATGATCTTACCCTCAGCAACCTCATCCAGCTTATCACAGATCAGCTTCAAATGCGGTGGCGGCTTCAACCCGCTCACATACTCAATATACGCAGCAAACGACGCCATCGCCTCTTCGCGTTCAACCAGCTCCGCCAGTAAGTCATCGGTCGTCAGGTTATCGTTCATCCCTCGAACTCTTCGCCATGCAGCCATTCCACCACAATGTTTTTCAGCATCTGCACGTTCATCCCGGCAAAGGTATTCATTCCCCCATGCGCCTCATCATCATGGACTGGCGTCATATCATGCAGCCACTCGTCAAAGCCCTCACCCTTAGTCAGCGTGATCGAGTTCTCATCCCCAACGATGGTCAGAGGCGCGGTGGCCCTATCCTGCGTCATAAACCCATGCAGAAACGCCTGATTAATCTTCATCACTCACCCCTTAAACTCCACGCCATCCAACCACGCATCCACCAAACGGTGCAACCCCTCGCGGTTCAGTCGTCCCTCCTGCGTGTCCGGGAATGGACACTTTTGCCGCAACAGTAAATCGTGACCCTCACGGCCATGATCCATCGTGTCCAGTAATTCCACAATCGCCTTCGCGTTTGGGTCCATAAACCCAGTCACAAATCGTGTGGCGTAACTATACGGTTTCGTCATCTATAACCCTGCCCTCAATAACCATCGCAGGCTTAGCCCGATCCGCAACCATCGCACGCAACGTCGCCAAATCTAAATCCTTCGCCGTCACCGTGTGATTGATATTCACCGTCTGATCCATAAACCCTAACAACTGAGCCTGCGTCTTCACCGCACTAATCGCACTCGTAAAGTTACGCGCATCCAAAGCCCGCTCATGAACCGCCTGTAACTCATCCAAAAACAAATCCCGCGTGTACTCCGTGCGCTCTATCGTCAGCCCAGAAGTCTCAGCCTCAGTCACCAGCCGCTGAACATCAGGCCGAGCCAGCTGCCGCTCCGCAACTACCTTGATGTGATATTCCGGATTCGTAATCCCAGCCCGGACGCACGCAAGCTCAGCAGGGTTCTTCGTCTTCAACGCCCGCAGCCGCACATACTCACGCGCAAAAACCAAATCACGGTCCTCACGCATCGCAATCTCAGCGTCGTCGCCGATCAAAGATCCTAAACCAAAACCGCCGTCTTCCATATCCATATCATCCCACATAATCATCACCCACATTAAAGCAATATATAATTTTTTATAAAGCCGCAGATATAAACAAAGGGGGGTATATCAGGGGGTGGGGGGTCGGAAGCAAGGGCAAACTGTTTTGAAACGAAATGTGGGGCTGGGTGGGTGTATACTAGTATGTTGTCCGCATGCGCGGCCAAAAGTGGGTGGGTGGGGGTGTCTGGCTGCAGCTGGACGCAAGCCCGTCTGGTATCGAGCAGGGCCAAGGCATCATCCACCCGCGCACGCGAAGCGATTGCATCCCTGCGCGGTGAGCTGATGATATAATACGGTGAGATGATGAACGGCATAATGATTATCTGTATTGACATACCAGCTGGCGCTATTATTTATGGGGCTGGCTTTTAGCCTACCATCAACGGCGCGGCTCACTGCCGCCACAGTTCTAAGGAAACACAACATGACACGCAAGTTGCTTATAGACCTAGAGACTAAGTGCACCGCTTCCCAGCTTTGGGAACCAGTCGCAACCTTCCGCTTCGCGCATATGGCAACCGAAGCCGCCCTATCCTTTAGCAAGCTAGACAAGGGAACCTATCGCATAACAGACAACCGCTGGCCCGATGAAGGCCCAGCAATCACCATCATCACTAATGGAAAGGTAGAAGCATGACACGCAAAGACTATGTATTAATCGCGGACACCATCGCGCAATTCAGCCGCGACATCGCTATTGATGGCGATAGCGAATATCTAACAGATCGCGCTCGAGCAATCAGGGATAGCGAACGTGACGCGCTCGTAACCCTAGCGCATAGGCTGGCCGACAGGCTGCGGGAGGACAACTACCGCTTCGACCAGAGGCGCTTCATGGATGCTTGCGGACTGGATAAGGACTGGCAGCCATGATTAGCCATATCGCCGCGCTATCGTTCTTCTGGGGCGTCCTGCTGCTCTCGATCCTTGTGATCAAGCATACCATCAGCAATTAACTATCGAAACGGGGAGCAATCCCCGTCTGTCTAGGGCTGGCCGCCGGACACTGACGAGATAGGCCGTGAAAGGAAATATCATGACTAAGTTTTTCGACGTTACACTTGGCCTTGCCATGTTTTTGTTCTTCTGCGCGATGTTCGCCGCCACCCTTTTGTTCGGCCCTACTAGGTTTTCCCTTGATGGTTGCCTTGTTATGCTGCTCGCCAGCATGGGCGGAATGTGGATAGGCGCTTATATGGTTGGCAACGCATGACCCACTATATCGGCACAGTCTATTTCTTAGGCAAGTATCGGCCCCTGTCAGTCGAAGGTGATAACCTAGAGGAGATAATGATAGAGCTATCGACCAGAGCCCGTGAAGCTCCTCAGGAGGCGCAGGAGCGTATCAAAGCGCTTTGGCTATCCCTTGATACCAGATACGGCAGTCAGAGCACTGAGCACGGCTCTTATGGGGCTCGCTGGGTAGCGGCAGACGAACCCGCCTTCCCCCATGATACATGGGACAGTATGCCACCCTGCCCGAACCTGATTTACAACTGAACGGGAACCATCGATCCAGATCGGGGAGGCTTCGGCTTCCCCTTTTTTTTGCGCTCCCCTGCTGACGCTGTTGTCAATCTGTTGAATATGGCCGGAGGTTCCGCAACTTTGGCAATGTCACAGAAAAAACGGCTGATTCCTGCGGGTTTGAGGGGTGTTTGTCACGGTTTTTCGAAAAATGTCACGCTCTTGTGACAAAAAAAACGGCAGAAATCCGCCCTTTTCTATATATATATCTAAATGTCATGAAATTTATATATATATAACCCCCTAGTAAAAAAGTGTATACAAGTGTATACATGGGAGGGGGATATATATATAGGGATATATTTACGCAAAATCCGTGACATTTTGGGAAAACCTTTATTTATCAAGCACATATTTGTCACAGGGGTGTGACATTTTGAAAAATAGTTGTGATAAATCAATCACTTATTTGTCACACCCTCCGTGACATTTTCGAGCAAAACCGTGACATTTTGGAAAATATAAAGGATGATAAGATTGTTTGCGTTCGGATGTCGTTTTGTTGTTGACAGATGTAAATCAGCTAAACTATGACTGGTGACAGATTACAATGTGACGTTGTATTCGAATGAATTGAGAAAGGGTATTTGAAATGACGTTTACGTTGAATGGAAAGTCTTCCCCTTGGGGCATCGTGCAGGACGAAGAAGTCATTGCTGATGGTATCATTTATGTTTCGACCGCCTCACATGGTGGCATCTGGGTTGCCCGTGAATTGATGCACCGTATCACGCATGAGATGCAGGACTATGCGAAATATTGGTCGGGTTCATCGCAATGGTTTGAGGAGGATTGCGCGGCGCAATGCGTGGTGGTTAGCTTCCCCGAATATTTCCCTGCCGATCAGGTTGAACGGGCATGGGATTCCGTCCGCCGTTATGTGACGAAGGAGGCGGCGTGATGGCTGATATTATTAATGTGATGCGCGATGCGTCTGGGGCGTTGGACTATGCTGCGGATGTGTTGGAGGCCCCTGATAAGTCGCACATGCGAGCTTGCAACGATGACTTGAAAGAGGCGCGAAAGACTGTCGCGGATATGCTGACGGCTCTGGAGCGGATTGTTGAGGTCGAGCTAAACGGCGGATCGGCGATAGGTATGCGGTTTATTGCATCGGCTGCGGTCAGGGCTGCGAAGGGAGAGGCGTGATGAGCTTGCCCCTGCGCGATGACGTTGAATATGTTTCGTATCATAGGCCACCGACACCTAGCGAGATTCGCTTTGGCTTGGGCGCAACGCACTATCGGGATTTTTCGCCGGAGGAATGTTGCCACAAGGGGACGCGCATTGCGAAGCGTTGGTTTATCGCGCCGGATGATGGCTTGCGGTATTACAGATAGATTGAAAGGGATTCGAGATGACGGATAAAACATATAACGGATGGACGAATTACGAGACATGGCGGGTTCGGCTTGAGATGTTCGATGGCGATTACTGCAGCGACAATGACCTAGACGCATACGATCTGGGCCAGATGCTGCGCGAGATGGCGCATGAGACGATTGACGCGCAGTCCGAGGGATGGGCGCGGGATTATGCTGGGGCGTTTCTGGACGCTGTTAATTGGCGCGAGATAGCGGAGCATATGATTGAGGACTATCGGCCAGAGGCTGAATTGTGCCGCAATGGTGTTGCGCTGGCTGACTGTGATTGTTGTTAGGAGAGAGATGATGGCTTGGTATATTGATGGCAGTGCATCGATGGGCAATCTGGATGTTTTCCAGACGGACAAGGAATTGGGCGATTATCGCGTTTGCATGATTGATTGCGATGATGAGACTGTGAGCGAGGCGGATCACGAGGCTAACGCACGGTTGATAATGGCTGCGCCTGATCTGTTGGACGCGCTGGAATTGGCGAGGGATCGGCTTGAGGTCTGCAACCATGAAGGCGAGGAAGATGAAGCCTTGGCGCAGATAGGGGCCGCGATAGCGAAGGCAAAGGGAGAGGCGTTATGACAGACGATATATTCCGCACTGTGCGCGAGCTGCTGCAGAGCAACAAATGCGTGCTGATGGGCAATGCCGTAAACAATGAAGGCGAGCTGTATGACGATAGCGTAGCGAACCTGACCGCGATCTTGGCGATGCAAAGGCGGTATGACGCCATGCGGATAGCTTTGGAAAGCATGGTGTCGAACTATGCACAGACTGGGCGGGTGATGGATCACTTTGTTGCCGATGTTGCGCGGATGCTGGAGGATTTTACCAATGAATGACTGGGAAAGAGTGGCGCTGGCCTTTGATGTGCTGTGGAACGCCGAGGTGATGGAAGAATTTGAGGATTGTCTATGGATCAGGGTTCACCGCGACGATTGGGAAAAGCTAATGGGAGAGGA